TCAAGCATGGAATGCTCTTCCATTTTCTTGGCTGGCCGACTGGTTCGGTAATTTCGGTGAGTGGCTTGCCGCTCATCGGAATGACGTCCCCGCGGCACCTACTGGTCCATGTAACATCATGACTCAGTCGGATACCTACGAGTTCTGGGAACGCACTGATGGGTTTCAACAATCCATCAAAGGTGCGTCCGGCATGCGGATACTGCGCACGAAAGAACGTGTGCAGTCCTCCGGTACACTTACGGCTCACCTACCCCTAGCAACGGGTAGGCAACTTTCGATCCTAGCGGCGTTGAATCTTCAGCGCAAAAAGCGCTAGAGATTTCATCAGCCAATAGGAGTAAGAAGATATGCTAGGTTCAACCTTCGTGGTGACTCTTGACGGTTCCGGTGGAACTGCCAAGACTCTCCCACTGATCAACCAAGACGGATACGGCGCCGAGTACTATCTCGACGATACGACCGTTACTTATCGCACGAAAGTGCGACATAGTAAGGACAATGTCAAAGCCGGCACGCAACCTTTTGATCGTCACACCGTGACGATGTCTAGGTTCACGAAGCCGACCGAGGCTCTGCCCCTTGGTAGTCTGTCTGAAATTTCGTTCACGATCAGGAATGATCCGAACGGTGTTCAGTCAGAGATCATCGACTTGAGCGAAGCAATGAGCTTTTACATGGTAAAAGCCGGCGCTATCGCAGCCAAGTTGCTCGGGTGGGAGTCGTAAGGCGTCAATGACGCCCTAAGGCCCCGCACGGGAGCAAGGATGAACGTGGCCGTAGATCTAATTCTCCTCTAACTGAAGAGGTCTTAGATGAAAAGCTACGTAATCTTCCTACAGGGACTATACGAGGCAATGTTGTCAAACATTGCCGAGTTACATCCCACTCTCCGTAGTGATTGTTTGCGGGATTCGTCTCGCTTGCTCTCGCTCATCGAACGAAGAGGTCTTCCATTCCTTATGGTGGACCTCCCAGCAATGGCAAAGCACCTTGATAAGTGCCTGTCCATTGAATCCCTAACCTCAAGTGGAATTCCTGGTTTCAGGAGCTACACGAAGAGGAGCACAATCCCTCGACTATTCAAGGGGATGTGGCTTCGGATTTTCGATGTAAACGGTTTGCTTAGGGCCGATGTGGACCCGCGCGATATCCAATCTCTTCGTCAACTCCTTATGGGAGCCAAGAAGATGAAGGTACCGTGCAGCGACTCAAAAACATGGGAACATGTCAATGAGTTCTTCCAAATCGACCGGGAGGTTCGATCTCCTACCCTTAACTGGGATGAAGACGAACTCAGGATTGATGATCTTCATGGTCTCCATATTGGCGATCATGATTTTCTCTCTCCTGCTCCTCTTCTCGATCGTTGTCATACTGACAGCGAACGGCGAGGGCCCTCTCCACACCTTGATCACGACTTCGCCGACGCAGTCCAACGGACCGCAGACGTTGTTGCCGCGACCATCGGCCGGTTTAACCCGTCCGAGTGGAGATCTAAGCACGGACCAGGTGCTGTAGCTGACCAGCGTCATACTCAGTTTAAGTATGACTTTCCAAACTGGCCTGCTAAGCTTGACCGAGTCTTTCCTATGGCAGAATTTGGCTTTGCCAACTTCCAACACTGGACTGACTTTGTCACTAGCGATGGTGTTAATGATCTTTACAAAGATCATGAACCACCTTCTAGGTTGATCGCTGTCCCAAAGACGCTTAAGGGTCCTAGGCTTATCGCCTCCGAACCCGTTTCGCATCAATGGTGCCAACAATCTATCCTAGACTTCCTCGCTAGTTCATTGCCTAAGACACCGATTTCTTCTTCTATTCACTTTCGTGACCAGAAGTTCAATCAGGACTTGGCTTTGAAAGCTTCCCATACTCAGAGTCATGCGACAATTGATTTGTCGAATGCATCTGATCGCCTGTCATGTTGGCTTGTTGAGCGGATCTTCCGAAGGAATCCTTCGTTAGTTGAAGCTCTTCATGCCTCCAGAACCAGGTGGGTGTCTAACGACATCGATAAGCTGTCTCCGAAGTATCACATTCTTCGGAAATTTGCTTGTATGGGTTCAGCATGTACCTTTCCTGTTCAGTCATTCGTCTTCTGCATCCTCGCTGTATCCTCCGTCCTCTATAGTAGGGGATGGAAGTGCAACTTGGAGATGATACGTTTGGCCTCACAGGAGGTCCTCGTCTTTGGGGACGATATGATTGTCCCTACTGACGCGTGGGAGTACCTTCAGGGATTGCTAGGTAGCCTTGGTCTCAAGGTTAACCACTCGAAGACTTTCGTCTCCGGAAGGTTTCGAGAGTCATGTGGCTTGGATGCGTGGGATGGCTGTGATGTCACCCCAACGTATACCATTACCTACCCTGACGTGTCCCGACCTGAATCGATAGCCTCTGTCGTAGCGACTCACAACAACTTCGTAAACCGAGGTTGGTTTGGTGTTGCTGCGTATGCTAAGTCGAGAGTCATGTCGCAAAGGAAGTTTCCTATTGCGAATGTGCCGATCGGTTCAGGGATCTTCGGATGGTTCGACCACAATTGGGAAGGGAATGATCACCTTCGTAGGCGATTCAATCCCGACACCCAGCAAGTGGAATTACGTCTTAGTCTGGTTGAATCCAGGTTAAGGCGTCGAGCCACCGAAACTAACTCTCAAGTACTTCAGTATTTTACTGAAGTCCGTGATGTCGACTACATCGTAGGCGACAGGATCGGACAACCTGAGAGATCTCGTACAGGTATACGTACGAGATGGGTCCCTGAGCGGCTGTTCTGCCGCTCAGAGGAAGGATGGGCG